AAATATATAATAAAATAATTCATATACATGGCCTTAAATAATTTTATTAGTTCATTAAAAAACATGTGGATAGGAACAGAAAATGATTATAATGACATTGTTGTTCCTGCCATAGTAACAGGCACAGGACTTTCATTCGATATTTCAAACGCAGATAAAGTTTCAACAGTTTATACTTGTGTAAAAATACTTGCAGAAACATTATCAAGAATGCCGTTAAATATTTATAATGATGGAGGTGAAGGAAGAACAGTTAATAAAGATGATTATAGATATCCCATACTTCATTATCAACCAAACAATTGGACATCTCAACAAACCTTTTTCTCTTCATTAGAATATTGGAGAAACATAAAAGGAAATTCATTTGCAAGAATTTATAGAGATAACGCTGGAAAATTAGTTTCATTAGTTTTAATTCCGCCATCAAGAATAATGAGTTATTCAATTACAAATGATCAATTATATTATACAGTAAAAAATGACAAAGATGAAGCAGAGATTATAAATTCAAGTGAAATACTTCATTTTAAAGGAATGACAAAAGATGGCATATGGGGTATAAATCCTATAGAAGCAATTCGTCAAAATATAAGTTCATCATATTCAGGCATTCAAGCAATAGATTCTTTTTATAAAAATAATGCAATGTCACCAAAGGCATTGAAGTCAACTGTATCAGGGGCAAATCAAAAAGCAATGATTGAAGCACTTGACGAGTTTAATAGAAAATATGTAGGAGCATCTAAGGCTGGTACAATGGCAACTCTCCCGCCTAATACAGAAATTATAGATTTAGCATTAAATTTTGCAGATGCAGAATTTATCAATACAATGAAATTTAATACAACTGCAATTGGTGCATTATATGGAGTTCCTGCTTGGATGTTAGGAATTTTGGAACAAACAAAGTTTGCTTCTGTTGAAACTACTGCAAGAGATTTTAAAAATACAACTCTTGCTGCTATTGGCAGAATGTATCGTCAAGAATTAGAAAGCAAATTGCTTACAATAGAAGAAAGATTATCAGGAACTTCTATTGAATTTAATTGGGAAGCACTTATTGAATTAGATTCTAAAACAAGAATAGAAAATTTAAGAGCATTGCAAGGAATGGGCGTTGTAACTCCTAATCAAATTTGCAAACTTGAAGGCTTTCCTACTTACGCAAGTGGAGATACTTATACAATGCCAGGCAATTATTTACCTGTAGATGAAATTGCATCAAAACGAGATGCAATATCACTAATAAGAAATGAAAAAAATATAGATATTATTCTTGATTTGGAAGAAGAAGATCGTGGAAGTGAAAGTTCAGGAAATTTTGATCATTCTGGAAGGCCAGGTGAAGTAGGAGGTTCAGGACCCCATGGTGTTACTGGAGCAACAAGTGCTTCTGATTTTATATCAAGAATAAAAGGAAAAGGCTATGGAATTAAAAAATCAAAAAGTTTTATAAGTAAAGAACCTTTAATAAAATTGTTTGAATCTACTATTTCTGGCGGAACTAAATCAACCTTATATGGTCATAATCAAGGAGCATACGTAGAAATTCCTGGTGGTGGTTCTTCATATCAAAATCCTATATCAGATTTTGTTAAAGCAGGACATATAAAAATTATTAAATAAATATATAATAAAATAAACAATTAATATGGCAAAAAATATAGATATCGAATACAGATACTTGGAGCCTGATGTAGCAGAATGCAGAGCCCTTGAAGAAGAAAATAAAAGATTCCTTGAAGGTCATGCTTCCGTTTTTTCCCAGAAATCTAAGTTAATATTCGAGAATGAGAGAATTTTTAATGAGATTATCGCACCTAATGCCTTCGATAATTTGTTAAAGGATGAAAGAATAGATGTTCCTATGACATTTAACCACGAACGTGGTAGATTACTTGGAAGAACTAAATCTAATACCCTACAAATATCAAAAGATGAAAAAGGCCTCCGATTTCGAGTAGAGATTCCGAATACGACTACAGGAAATGATGTATATGAACTTGTTAAAAGAGGTGATTTATATGAAAATTCTTTTGGTTTTGTTTCTGATAGAGCAACTGATACTTGGACTAAAGATGAAAATGGCGTAAGTATAAGAACTGTTAATAACATTAAAAAATTAGTTGACATTTCTATTGTTACATCGGGTGCATATTCTAACACTGATGTAGCAGCAAGATCTTTTGAAGAACACCCAGAAGAAATAATTCCAGATGAAACTGAAAAGCTTCGTTTAGAAAAAGTAAATAAAGACCTTGAACAAATGAGAATGCACATTACTGAGTTAAAACTAAAAATTAAATAATAATATGAAAAAGATAAACGAAATGAAGGCCGAAAGAGCCGAACTTATTTCTAAGATGGAAACTATATCAAATGGTGAATCCCTTAATGATGAACTTCGCGCCGAATGGTCTGGTTACGATACCCAAGTTAAAACAATCGACAATGATATTACATTGGCTGAACGTCAAGAAGAATTAAATAAACAAGCTGTAAGGAAAGAAGAAAACATTCCTACTCCTGTCGAAGAAAGAAAATCTGTAGGCGTTCAATTTAGAGATTGGATGTTTGAAGCAGTTGAAAAGAAAGATACTCCTGCATTTCGTGCGGATCCTCTTTTATCTTCAACAGATACTGGACTTATTAACAAAACAATTGCTCCAGGTATTGATGTTCTTAAATCGCCTGCACTTGAATTTCTAAAAAGTTTAGGAATTACATTTTTTACAGGATTAAATGGTAATCTTTGCCTTAATTCAATGGCAGAAGATACTGCAACATTCCCGGGAGAAAATACCGGTGCTGCTTCTTATAGTGCTGCACCAACTGCACTTACACTTACAGCAAGACGTGTAACACATACACAAGCAATTACAAAAGAAACACTCGCTCAAAGCAATCCTACTATCTATAATTCTATAGTTCAGAATTTAGTTGATGGTCTTTATAATGCTGTTGCAAATGATGCATTTGATACATTACAAACAGATGCTCCAGGACAAAGACAAACTGCAGGTATTACATTTGCAGATATTGCTGCTTTGGAAGCTTCATTGTCTTATGCTAATTTAGGAACTGTTAAATTTGTAACTACTCCTGCTAATAGGGCAACATTAAAAACAACCGCAAAATTTACAGATCAAGCCGCTATTTGGGGTGAAGATAATACAGTGTTAGGTTATCCTGCATATGCTGCACCTTGTGCAAATCTATCAATGATGTATATGGGTGATTTTTCAAAATGCGTTGTTGGACAATGGGGTGGAGTAGAAATTGTAGTAGATCCTTATACAGATGCCAAGAAAGGTCTTATTAATTTAACAGCTATCGGTTTATTTGATACTGGTGTTGTAAATCAAAAGGGTCTTGTTTGGAAATCTAATGCATAATAAAATAATAAATTAAATATATGAAAGAAATAAATGAAAAGCCTACTTTTAGAGATTGGCTTAAAGAAGCGGTAGATAATGGTAGATCAGCAAGTTATCGTGCAGATCCTCTTTTATCTTCAACCGATACAGGATTAATTAATAAAACTGTATTTCCAGGCATAGATACTTTAGTATCACCTGGTGAAGCATTTTTACGTCAACTTGGCGTAACATTCTTCCCTGGATTAACTGGAAATTTTGCTGTTCCTTCAATGGCAGAAGATACAGGTGCATTTGTAGTTGAATGGGGTTCAGATTATACAGTTGATGCTTGCGCAGCTTCTGCAAATATGGCACCAAGTTCACTTACTCTTGCTGCAAGAAGAGTTACTCACTCTCAAGCAATAACAAAAGAAACTTTAAATCAAAGTTCTCCTGGAGTTTATAGTGCAATTGTTCAAGCCCTTATTGATGGAATGTGGAGCGCTGTTACTTATGATTTGTTTGATAATGTACGAGTTGATTGTACAAGTTCAAATGAACATATTGTTAACGTTCCAACAGCTTCAATTAACATAACATTTACAGATTTAGTTAACATGGAAGCAAGTTTAGGTGGAAAGATTTTAACATCACCTGCTTATGTTGTAACGCCAACAATGCGTGCATCATTAAGTACAACTGCTAAGATGACAAATCAAGAAGGAATTTTTGAAGATGGAAAGATAAATGGATATCCTGCTTATGCAGTCCCTGCACAAAATACTACATTTACCTCATTTGGTGATTGGAGTAGAGCATGTGTTGGACAATGGGGTGTACCTGAAATAATTGTAGATCCTTATACTGATGCTAAAAAAGGACTCATAAATTTGACTATTGTAGGGTTATTCGATACTGGCGTATTTAATAAAACTGCTATTGTTAATCTTTGTGATCCATCAGTGAAATAAATTTTAACATAAAGGGAGGAAAATCTCCTCCCTTT